CGCCGCAAGAGGGCACAAAGTCTTGGTGGTAAGCGATCGAGTTCACTTTTTAAAGAGCTGCGCCGAACTGGCTGGTGAGAATGCAATTTGTGTTACGGGCGAGGTCTCGCATGAGGATAGAGAAACTCTCATAAATGAAGTCAAGTCTGGGCGAAAGGATATTTTGTTCGGAACGCAGGCAATCTTCTCTGAAGGAATTTCAGTAAACAACCTAAGTTGTCTTATACTTGGAACGCCGGTAAACAACGAGCCTTTGCTCACACAGCTAATCGGAAGAATTATCCGAAAGGAAGAAGGAAAGCGTGACCCTGTTATCGCAGATATTCATCTAAAAGGAAATACTGCGAGAAAACAAGCCTCTAACCGCATCGGTCATTATATGAAGCAAGGCTATAAAATACGTGAACTTTAAAAAAATAATTCTTGACAAATGTTTCAAAGTGTAGTATAATTATGATCTTATATAACTGGGATAAAATCTACGACGAAGCAAAGGGTAGCGTCATTGAGTGCGTTGTCATCTTTCGTATGCTCGTAGAAGGACAAATTCCTAGAAATAAGCAAGATAAACTTTATAAATACTCTGATAAGAACTTCAAAGGCGAAAGCTGGATGCTACATCCAGATGTCCTTCTCTACAATGCTTATCAGTACGATTATAGAGAACTTGCAGAGTATATCGGGCTTTGCGCTTTGAGACCCTTTGCAAACTATGTAGCACACCGGGATACAACATTGTCATTACTTGCAATGCCCGGACACGCAGACTATATTATTGATAATAACAGGCTACTTCGACTAGACGAAAGCGGACAAGTTCACTTTCTTTACGAAGAAGTCAATCCAAAGGAGATACATTAATGGCTATTTCATTCAACAAATCTAGTGGCGGTGCAAAGAAGTCCCGCATTTCCACTTATCAGTATCGTGATGGCGATAACAGCGTTCGTCTCGTAGGCGATCTTCTTGCTCGGTATGTGTACTGGCTCGAGGGCGAGAATGGCAAGCAACTTCCGTTTGAGTGCCTTTCTTTTGATCGTAACGAAGAGCGTTTCAATAACAAAGAAAAAGATTGGGTGCGTGAATACTATCCTGATCTGAAGTGCGGCTGGAGCTATGCAATGCAGTGCATTGATAACGGCGACGTTAAAGTTATCAATCTAAAGAAAAAGCTCTTTGAGGCTATTCTTACCGCAGCGGAAGATTTGGGCGATCCTACCGATACTGAGACTGGCTGGGATGTGAAGTTCAAGCGTGTCAAAACGGGTCCGCTGCCCTACAATGTTGAATATCAGCTTCAGGTTCTGAAGTGCAAGCCGCGCCCTCTTAGCGATGAAGAGCGTGCAGCAATTGCTGACCTCAAGTCGATGGACGATGTAATGCCCCGTCCGACTCCCGATGCTCAAAAAGAGCTTCTTGACCGTATTCGCGACAATGCTGGTGGTACGGAAGAGATCGACGAAACTCTTGAAGAAGAGTTTAAGATCGGATGATTTTATTTACGGCAGACTGGCATCTTAAACTAGGTCAAAAGAATGTTCCACGAGAATGGGCGCTCAAGCGATATCAAATGTTCTTTGACCAGATTCATATGATGAGCACAGATTGTAATATGCACATCATCGGAGGTGACTTATTTGACCGTTTGCCGAACATGGAAGAATTGGAACTTTACTTCTCGTTTATTCGGGAAGTAAAGATTCCAACTCTTATTTATGGGTAAGTAGAGATATTAATCCGCTAGTAAATGTAGTTGATATTTCGTATATTGACAAAGACATTGGTTTTGGAGTTTTACCCTACTGTGAGCTACATCGACCAAATAGTATCGAAGCATTTGACCCGTCAATGCCGCTCTTTACCCACGTTCGAGGGGAAATTCCGCCGCACGTTAAACCAGAAGTCGACTTGGACCGCTTTAGTCCATTTCCTCTTGTGTTTGCCGGCGATCTTCATGCTCATAGCAATACTCAACGGAATATTGTGTACCCTGGGAGTCCTATGACGACTTCTTTTCATCGTAACGAAGTCTCAACGGGTGCTCTACTGATTGCAGAAAATACATGGGACTGGATGTGGGAACCTTTCGAGCTTCCACAGCTACTTCGGAAAACGGTACGCAGTCCAGAAGAAATGATACCAACTGAATATCATCATACAATCTACGAGATCGAAGGCGATATTCAAGAACTTGCAGCAATTGAGAATTCTGACTTGCTGGATAAAAAAGTCATTAAACGCAACACAGAGTCAACTCTGGTAATTGAGAAAGATATGACAATCGAGGAAGAGCTAGTTGAGTACCTAAGCTACATTCTCGAAATTCCAGAAGAAAGAATACCTAATATACTAGGAACTTACAATGATTACTCTCAAAAAGCTCAAGTGGAATAATTGTTTTAGTTACGGAGCAAATAACGAGCTAGACCTCAACGCCACGACTGTTACACAAATCATCGGCACAAACGGTATGGGCAAATCGTCCATACCGTTAATTATTGAGGAAGCTCTGTATAATAAAAACTCCAAAGGCATTAAGAAGGCAGATATTCCCAACCGATATGTAAACGATGGCTACAACATCTATCTTGCTTTCGAAAAAGATGGTAGCCAGTACGAAATTACTATCGACAGAAAAACAAATATTAAAGTCAAGCTTGAAAAAGACGGCGAAGATATTTCTAGCCACACTGCTACGAATACTTACAAAACGATTCAAGAAGTAATTGGGCTTGACTTCAAAACATTTGCACAGCTCGTTTATCAAAGCACTACTGGTAGCTTACAATTTCTCACGGCAACAGACACAAATCGAAAAAAGTTTCTGATAGATTTGTTGCACTTGGATGAATATGTACAGCTATTTGAGGTGTTCAAGCAGGCTTCAAGAGAAAGTAGTAGTAAAATAACGGAAATCAATGCGCAAATAGCAACAGTGGAAAACTGGCTCTCTTCAAATAAATTAGAGAGTACAGATATACTACCCCTGTTAGATATTGAAATTGACACGGAAGAAGATGAGAAGCTATTCCGTTCTTTGTCAATGGAAATTGAAAATATTTCCGAAAAGAATAAAAAAATTTTTCAGAACAACGAATATAAAAAGCTACTAAACAAAATTAATCTTGCAGAAGTAGAAAAAATTGCTGCAACAGAAAAGCTGTCGTATGATAAGTACCAAAAAGAGCTTGGGCAGCTTGAAGCAGCCGTAGCGGGGTCTCAGCGAATGCTAGCCAAGCTACAAAAACTTGGTGACCACTGCCCAACTTGCGAACAATCCGTGGACAGTAGTTTTAAGCAAAATCTCATTTCAGAGGAAAAGTCCAGAGTCGCAGACCTGGAAAACCAAATTCAAGAGAATAATGATGAAATCGAGAAAATCAAACGAAACAACAGAGAGTTTGAGCTTAAACGGCAAACTCAAAAAGAGTGGGAAGACCTTTATCGCTCTATTGACCAATCTTTACCTTCGGTACCTTTGGACGAGGAAGAGCTTAGCTCCCGCCTTGCAGACGTTTCGGATCGCTTACGACAAGCAAAGAAGCGCCTGGCAACTGTCTCAACTGAGAATGAACGCCGGACCCGACAAAACACAAAAATAGAGATAATTCAGTCACAAACTGATGACTTTCTTGCAACTTTAGGGAAAGCAAAAGATTTGCTTGCAGAGAAACAAGAGCTGGACTCAAATATTGAAATTCTGAAAAAAGCATTTAGTACAAACGGACTGCTTGCTTACAAGATTGAAAATCTAGTGAAAGAGCTAGAAGAGCTAACAAATCAATATTTGGCAGAACTTTCAGACGGGCGTTTTACTCTTCAGTTTCTTGTAACAAATGATAAGCTGAACGTACAGATTACAGATAATGAAAACATAGTAGATATTCTTGCACTTTCCTCCGGAGAGTTGGCTCGAGTAAATACTGCTACTCTTATTGCGATTCGCAAGCTAATGAGTAGTATTTCAAAGTCAAGAATCAATGTGCTTTTTCTTGATGAAGTCATTAATGTTCTTGATGAAAACGGTCGAGAAAAGCTAGTAGAAGTTCTTCTCGGAGAAGATTTAAATACTTACATCGTAAGTCATGGCTGGACTCACCCTCTGCTCGAAAAAGTAGAAGTAGTGAAGAAAGGCAACGTCAGCAGATTGGAGACCTAAGATGGTAAAAGCATCCTTGCTAGATAAAATGAGTGCATACCTTTCTGGTAAAATCGCATATCATGAAGCAAACCTAGAAGTATACTTTAATAACCCTGCGGGTATTGGTGAGCATCCTGATATTCTGCAAGCAATCGAAAGCGAGCTAGGTAAACTGGCCGAGTATCAAGAGAAGCTAGTAACTCTTGAGAATTTACAAGTGAGAGAATGGTAGATAGCAGAGCAAAGGGGGCTCGTGGGGAATACCTAGTTCGTGATATGCTTCGACAATATACAGATCTACAATTTGAGCGCGTTCCGGCTTCGGGCGCGCTTGAATATCTAAAAGGAGACTTATATGTACCTCATGCAAAAAACCTTTTCTGTATTGAAGTAAAAAATTACGCAGACTCTCCACTCTCTGATAGGCTTTTTACACAAGAGAAAACAAATAATTTGATTCGCTGGTGGAGAAAGCTAGTTATTCAAGCAGAGGGCGGAAACCAAGAGCCTCTCCTATTTTTCAAGTATGATAGGTCAAAGACCTTTGTAGTAACAGAACGACAGCCAGAAACAGTAAAATATATGTATATTTCATGGCTAGAGTGTTATGTAGCTTTAGCTGAAGATTGGCTAGAAAACGAGAAAGTGACATTTACTGATGGCATTTAACTTTTCAGATAAACTTATAAACGATAATCCAAACTGCACTCTTATCGTTGATGCTTTGAACCTCGCCTTTCGGTGGAAACACCAAGGGCGTTCAGACTTTCGATATGAGTATCAACAGACCGTTCAAAGCCTTGCGCGGTCTTATGATTGTAAGAAAGTTATTATCGCAGCAGACTGGGGCTCCTCTTCTTATCGAAAAGAGTTAGACCCAGATTACAAACAAAATCGAAAAGACAAGTTTGCAGAGCAAACTGAAGAAGAACGAATCGCATTTGAAGAGTTTTTCGAAGA